AATTATTCCATTACTTTAAAAGATGTTGATACTGCGGTTTTGAATCACGTTAAAAACATAATGAAACCGAGAGTTAGAGAGGCTAACGAAACTTTAAAAATACCTGTTTACTATGGTAATGAGGAAAGATGGAAAGCTGTTAGAAAAAGAGGAGTATTAAGGGATAAAAACAATTCATTAATCTTACCATTAATTATGTTACGAAGAACAGAAGTTTCAAGAAATGATTTATCAGGCCAATCATTCCCACACGATGTTGGAAGAAATTATATTGATGTGGTTAGAACAAATAAATGGAGTAAAGATAATCAATACGATAGATTTTCAGTTCAAGAAGGAGTTCAACCAGTTTATGATGTAATCACCACTGGAATGCCAAACTACGCAGACATAACTTATGAATTTGTTCTATGGACTAATTTTATTGAACAAATGAATCCATTAGTGGAATCTTTTGTAGACCAATCACATACATATTGGGGTGATGGAACGAATAACAAATTTTTGTGTACAATTGATAGCGTATCAGACGCATCAGAAATGAATCAAGATGGTGAAAGATTTATCAAATCAACATTTAGTGTTACCTCAAAAGCTTATTTATTACCAGAATACTTAAATTCTGTAATTACAAACAAAATATCTAATATGAAAAAATTCACAACACCATCACGAGTTACCTTTACACAAGAGGGTGACGCTACAGATAAACAAGTGGGAAAATAAATCACTTGTTTTAAAAATTTATATATATTTATATATGAAACATTAATTAATGGAGGTTATAATGCCAGAAGAAGTAAAATTCACAGAAGAAGAAATGAGTCAAGTTCAAGGTATACAACAAAACTATGCCAATATTCAAAATCAATTCGGACAATTAAAAATGGCTCAAATCAGATTAGATGAACAAGAAATTGACTTAGAAAACTCTTTAAAATCAATTCAAGAAGAAGAAAAGAAATTTCTTGAAGGAATCACTGAAAAATATGGTGAGGGTTCATTAAACTCTGAAACAGGTGTGTTTACACCAGTTGAAAATAAATCTTAATAATCAAAAAAAAATTATCGTTTGGGGATTAAGTCATATATTTATATATGAATAATACTAATGCGCAAAAAATAGTATTTACCTCAAAAAATTAAAAAGTTAACTTAGGAGAAATTCAATGGCCGAAAAAATAATTTCACCTGGTGTATTTACGAATGAAATAGACCAGACGTTTTTACCGGCTGCTGTGGCTGATATTGGAGCTGCACTCATTGGACCAACACTCAAAGGTCCTGCAGGAGTCCCAACCGTAGTAACATCATTTTCTGATTTCCAAGCGAAATTCGGAGATGTTGTGAAAAGTGGTTCGGATTCAGTCCAATTCTTAACATCCCACGCAGCGGAACAATATTTACAAAACTCAGATACTTTAACCGTTGTTAGAGTTATGGCGGGAGATTTTTCACCAGCGACTGCAAATATCGGTTCAAGTGGAAGTTCAGTAGCTGCAACTAAAGCTTCTGCATCATTAAAATTTATACAAAACCCATCAGGTTCTGCCGCAGGTGGTAGTTCTGATGAAATAACAATTGGTGATGTAGATTTTACATTCGTTTCATCATCTGCTGGACTTAGAAATTCACTTACTCAAATCTTTGTAGAATTTGGTACAACAGGAAACGCCGCCGCAAGAAAACAACAAACAGCTCTTAACTTTGCTAATGCTGTTACGGCTAGTACTTCGTTTAGTTTATCAGCGAGTGCACCTGGTAGTAACATAGTTTCAATAACTGCCTCTGTTGGTGGAATTGCTAACAATTTATCTATTACAACTGGTTCAGGTGGAGATGTAACTTCCACTACACCACTTTTCTTGGAACAGATTCAATCACAAGACCATAGTACTGAAATTGGTTTTCTTGGTGTTAAGGGTGGATTAAATCCTGGTGCTTCAAGTGCTAATTCATTTGTATTAGAAACATTAGCTGATGGAACAATAATGAACAACGCTAGTGAAACTGCTACCACAAACAATATACTGGAAAGTGGTTCAGTTCATAATATTAGATATGAAATAAGTAATGTTAATGAAGCTAAAGGTACATTTACAGTATTGGTTAGAGCAGGTAATGATAATAATAAAAGAAAACAAATTCTTGAATCATTTACCAATGTTAATCTTGACCCAAATTCACCTAATTTTGTTAGTGCTGTAATTGGTGACCAAAGACAACAAGTTAGAACAGATGGAAGTACAAAATACTTACAATTAACAGGTTCATACGCTAATAAATCAAGATATGTGAGAGTTAGAAGTGTTGATTCACCAACTATTGATTATTTAGATGAAAATGGTAATGTTAGATTAGGTAATTCTGGTTCTTTACCAAATGTCGGTAGTGGTTCATCAAATGGTGGATTCAGTGGTGCTACAGATGGAGTTGTTGGATTCGACGCTTTAGGAAATATGAATGGTGACGCAACAGAACCAATTAATTTCTATGAAAACATAGACGCACAATCACAAGGATTTACACCAACATCAGTATCAGATTCAGAGGGTGGAGGTGCTTACGCAGAAGCTCTTGACTTACTTGCAAACCAAGATGAATTTGACATTAATTTAATATTAATGCCAGGTATGATTCACAGTGTTCACGAATCAATAACAAATAAAGCTATTGACGTTTGTGAAGACAGAGGTGATTGTTTTGCAATTATCGACCCTGTGGTTTATGATAAAAATCCTGCAGATGCAGTGACAGAAGCTGATAAAGTTGATTCAAACTTCGCAGCTATGTATTATCCCTGGATTAAAGTTCCTGATGGACAAGTAGCTGGAACTCAAAGATGGGTGCCACCATCAGTTGTATTAGGTGGAATCTATGCATTCAATGATAGAGTAGCACACCCCTGGTTTGCTCCTGCTGGATTGAATCGTGGTGGAATCACAACAGCGATACAAGCTCAAAGAAAACTAACTCAAGGTGAAAGAGATACATTGTATGATTCAAATGTTAATCCAATCGCAACATTCCCAGGACAAGGTGTGACTGTGTTTGGACAAAAAACATTACAGAAGAAAGCAAGTGCTTTAGATAGAATCAATGTAAGAAGACTATTAATAAGAGTTAAGAAGTTTATAGCTTCATCTTCAAGATTCCTTGTATTTGAACAAAATACAGCGGCAACAAGAAGAAGATTCTTAGGAATTGTTAATCCATTCTTAGAAAATGTACAATCACAAAGTGGTTTAAGTGCATTCAGAGTGGTGATGGATGAAACGAATAATACACCAGATACAATTGATAGAAATCAATTAGTTGGACAATTATTCTTACAACCAACAAGAACTGCAGAGTTTATTGTATTAGACTTTACAATACAACCAACTGGTGCTTCTTTTCCAGAGTAATAGTTAATAAATAACTAAAAGAAAAGGGATTTATTTAAATATAAATCCCTTTTTTTTATAAATTTTAATATTTATATATGAAAGTAAAGGTTTAAGTACTTAATAGGAGAAACGAAATGCCTGAATTATTAGAACCACAAGATATTATGTTTACACCCTTTGAGCCAAAGCTCAAAAATAGATTTATTATGCAAATCGATGGTATCAATGCTTATTTAATTAAGTCAATGAATAGACCATCAATTGAATCAGATGAAGTAGTATTAGAGCATATGAACGTAACAAGATACGTTAAAGGTAAGTCAAGATGGCAACCTTTAGAAATTATGTTATATGACCCAGTTGTTCCATCAGCTGCTCAACAAGTGATTGAATGGGTAAGATTACACCACGAATCAGTTACTGGTAGAGATGGATATTCTGATTTCTATAAAAAAGATATTACATTTAACCTTTTAGACCCAGTAGGTGCTGTGGTTGAAGAATGGGAACTAAAAGGTGCGTATATTCAATCAGCTAACTTTGGTGACTTAGCATTTGACTCATCAGACCCTGTTGAAATATCATTAACATTAAGATATGATTACGCAATACTTAAATTCTAATAAATACTTAAACTAATATATGAAAGAACCCTTGAAATAAAAAATCGAGGGTTTTTTTATTTTATATATATTTATATATGGAGATGTTAAAATGAAAACAACATTTGAAGAAATAATAGACATAGTTTTAGAACATGAAGGTGGTTATGTGAATGACCCGGATGATGCCGGTGGTGAAACCAAATATGGAATCGCTAAAAGATGGTATCCTGATGTGGACATTAAAAATCTTACCAAAGAACAAGCTAAGAAAATATATCATACAGACTATTGGAGACGAGGTAAGTGTGATGAACTTCCCCCACAATTAAGACATATATACTTTGATATGTGTGTTAATTTTGGTAGAAGTGGAGCTGTCAAGGTTTTACAACAAGCTGCTAATTCTAAAAACAAAAACAAAATTGAAGTAGATGGTGGATTAGGACCAGCTACATTAAACGCTATACAATATATTTCATTAGAAAGAGTTAGAGCGTATAGAGTTTTAAGATTCGCAAACATAGTTATAAATAAACCAAACCAAGAAAAGTTTTGGTTAGGTTGGTATAGACGAGCACTGGAGGTGTAAAATGGCAGAAAGTAAATTCCCAAGTGAAGTAATTGATTTACCAAGTGAGGGTAAGTTATATCCAAAAGAACATCCTTGTTCTAATGGAAAAATAGAAATAAAATACATGACAGCGAAAGAAGAGGATATTCTAACATCACAGAATTTAATTAAAAAAGGTGTGGTGATTGATAGATTAATGGATTCATTAATATTAACACCCGGTGTTAAATCAGATGATTTAATATTAGGTGACAAAAATGCTGTAATGGTAGCGGCTAGAGTTTTGGCCTATGGTCCAGAATACACTTGTGAGGTAACAACTCCAACAGGTAAAAAAATAAACAAAACTTTTAATTTAGCGGATTGTCCATTTAAAAAAGTACCTAATGAAATTACAGAGAATAAATTTGAAGTTACTTTACCAATATCAAAGAAAAAAGTAACATTTAAGTTATTAACTGGTAAAGAGGAAATTTTAATAAATGAAGAATTAAAAGCTTCAGAAAAAATTAATGCTGAGGTAAAACCTGAATTAACTACAAGGTTAAGACACACCATTATATCAGTTGATGGTGATGATTCACAAGCTACAATAAATAACTTTGTTCAAAATTTACTCGCAAGAGATTCAATGCATTTAAGAAGTGAAATCAGAGAGGTAACACCTGATATTGAATTATCTCAAGAAATAGAAATAGAAGGGGAGTCCGTCAAGGTTGATATACCTATGACGGTTGGGTTTTTTTGGCCTGACGCCTCAAGATAAACCAAAACTTCACGAGCAAATTTTTCAATTAATGTATTATGGTAAGGGATTTATTCATTCCGATGTATATAATATGCCTGTATATTTAAGGAATTTTTATTATAAACAATTATCAGATACTCGTACAAAAGAAAATGAACAAATCAAAAAAGTTAATCAAAGGTCAAAGGTATCAAAACCACCAATCAATCCAAGATTTAAAAGATAATTTTTAACAAATTTGATATTTATATATGAATAGATACATCTAAATAGGAGAGT